CAGAGGATCGGGAAAGCCGATTCCGCCCACTGGGAACTGAAGCTCAGGAAGGCGACCAAGCTGACTGAGGCGCTGAATGAATCCAGAGACGCCCCGCAGCTATCCGCTTCCGGGGCGTTTTCTTTTGCCCTTACCCGCATGACAGTATGGAAGCGATAAGCAGCCGAACGGGTCATGTGGATGTGCCGCAAGAAAGCGTCAGGCGGCAGCGTGGGCGGATGTCAGAGCGCGACGGGGAGGGATGAATGTGCGCCGTGTCCGGCAAGCTGGTAGAAGCCAGCAGCACCAGAGTCCGATAAGTCTGACATCGCCGTAAGCGAGGGGCTGGCTCCGGCGGGCAGGCTTTCGAGAAGGCAAGCGCCAATCCCTTGGGATAGGCTCGCCTTCTGCTCAGGACTCCACCAACAAGCAGAGGTGGTTAAGGGCCTCTGATAGATGAGACAAGAGCCAAGCTGCGCCCAGAGTTTTGGAGTCAGAAATGGCGACGTGCAAGAAGTGTGGCAAGCCGATTGACTGGAAACGGGATTCAGGAAAATGGATTCCGCTTGACGTGCAACACGCTGGTAGGGTCCATTTCGAATTCTGCAAGCCCAACCGAGTGCTTGAGACGAGGAGCTACGGATTCACCGGCAAAGGAGTTAAGCCGGCGCCATCTGGCGGAAAGCTTCCGTGGGAAGACTGAAATCCGAGAAAGGTCACAAGTGCTACTTGCGCGAATTCCTTGGAGCGCCTACACTCTGAGGGTCATAGACAGGAGCCAACCATGCCCAGCAAGTCACCAGCCCAAGCCAGGACAATGCGAGCGATCGCCCATGGCTGGAAACCGCCCAAGTCATCCGGCATAAGCATACCGGTCAAGGTAGCAAAGGAATTCTCTGCCGCTGACAAGAAGAAAACAAAGTCCAAAGGACGATAATGGTTGATCAATTCACTCAACTACTTGGAGTCTAAATAAATGGCAGCCCCTCTTAACCCCAAGGGACGGACAGTCGGAGCCCTCAACAAGACAACTTCTACATGCAAAGAGAACATCATGGCCGTATTCAACGGACTCGGTGGCACCTCTGCAATGAAAGAGTGGGCAAAGGCGAATCAGACCGAGTTCTACCGCATGTATGCCAAGCTCCTGCCGCTTCAGGTCACCGGCGAAAACGGCGGCCCACTGCAAGTCATCACCGAAGTCCGCAGGACCCTGGTAGAGCCCGGAAACCAATGACACGAGGGCGAATCCTCGACATCCCCACCGCCGCTGTGTTCAGGCAATTACACGACCACCACAGGTACAAGGGCGCATGGGGCGGAAGAGGGTCCGGTAAGTCGCACTATTTTGCTGAGGCGATTGTCGAGCACTCCCTAGCGTTCAAAGGCAACCGTGTAGTCTGTATCCGGGAAGTGCAGAGGACCCTGAAGGAATCAGCCAAGCGCCTCATCGAGGACAAGCTTAGGAAATTCGGTGTTGGCCAGGCTGACGGATTCAAGGTCTTCAACGAAGTCATCGAGACCCCGGGCGATGGAATCATCACCTTCACCGGGATGGTTGATCACAACGCCGAGTCGATAAAGTCGCTTGAGGGCTATCGCATCGCATGGGTTGAAGAGGCCCAGACCCTTAGCCACAGATCGCTTGCTCTTCTTCGCCCAACCATCCGGGAATATGACTCAGAGCTCTGGTTCAGTTGGAACCCGCGCCGGAAAACAGACGCGGTCGATGACATGCTTCGGACAGACAAGATTCCGACCGACGCGCTTGTGGCAAGAGTCAATTGGCGCGACAACCCGTGGTTCCCAGCGGTGTTGGAGCAAGAGCGCAAGGACTGCCTCGAAAAAACCCCGGAGCAATACGACCACATCTGGGAGGGCGGCTACGCTACCGTGCTTGAGGGCGCCTACTATTCCAAGTCCCTGGCCCAGGCCCAGCAGGACGGGCGGATAGGTCGCTTCGGGGCGGATGAGTTGATGACGATTCGCCTCTTCGTGGATATCGGCGGGACTGGGGCAAGGGCGGACGCCTTCACGATGTGGGCGGCTCAATTCGTCGGGAAAGAGATCCGCGCGCTGAAATACTATGAGGCCGTCGGACAGCCGATTGGTCATCACCTTGGCTGGATGAGACAGCAAGGATATCTTCCAGAAACCACGCAGATCTGGCTGCCGCATGATGGGGACTCAAACGATTCGGTCTATGATGTCTCCTACAAGTCAGCCTTTGAGAAAGCCGGATACGAGGTCACCGTGATACCCAACCAGGGAAGGGGTGCAGCCACTGATCGCATACAATGCGCTAGGCGGATGTTCCCCTGCATCTGGTTCAACGACGACGGGACCAAGTCCGGGCGTGAGGCGCTTGGCTGGTATCATGAGAAAAAGGACGAGGTCAGAAACGTTGGACTGGGACCGGAGCATGATTGGGCATCTCACGGAGCCGATAGTTTTGGCTTAATGTGCATCGTTGCCGAGAGTCACTCAGGCCATGGGTCTGAATGGTGGCATGACTGGAAAACACCCGTAAACGCTCGGGGACACTCGAAAGAGGACACGTATGGACATGGATACAGGCGCAGGGCTTGATCTCGAAAATCCCGACGAGGATGACGATGACGAAGACGAATACGCCAAGCAACCCACAGACCGCCTGACAGACGAGGATCTGCTGAAACTGATCTCTGCGGAAGTCGAGCAGGCCGGCGAGGATCAGGATGAGCGCGTCCAGAACCAGAGTGACGCTGTTGATTACTTCTACGGACGCCTGCCAGCCCTCACCCAGGACGATCTCGACGCCGGCATGAGCAACATCGTCTCAACAGATGTCGGAGATGCTGTTGAGTCCGTCTTGGCCGAGATCATCCCGGCATTCACCGGGTCCGCTCCGGTTGAGTTTGTGCCGCTAGGGCAGGAGGACGAGGCGCAGGCTGATCTCGAAACCCGCGCGGTCAATCATGTGGTCAATTCGTCTGGCGGATTCATGGCGATCACCATGGCCGGCAAGGACGCATTACTCCGCAGGGCGGGGGTCATCAAGGTTTGGTGGGAAGACCTGATTGATGTCCAGTACAACCCAATCATCGACGTGCCGATTGAGTCGATGCCGGACATCATGCAGGAGGGACAGGACGAAGCCAAGGAACTGGCTGAGGCTGATCTTGATGAAACCACGGGAATGGTGAATGGCTTGATGCGGACCTACATCAAGAAGAGCAAGCCAAGGATCTCCGCGGTTCCTCGTGACGAGTTCCTGATATCGAGCGACACAATGCTTCCGGATGCGGACAGCGCCAGGTTTGTGGCGCACCGCCGTCCAGTGTCGCGATCGTACTTGATCCAGTTGGGATTCGAGCCGGAAGAGGTTGCCGAACTGAAGGCCTGTGATATCAGCACAAGCGACGCGACGGTATCAAGGCATAGGACGAGCGCTGATCTGTTGCAGGAGTCGCCGGACAAGAGCACCGACCAAATCATGGCGGTGGAGGCCTACTACCGTGTCGACATGGATGGGGATGGAATCGCCGAGCTCCGCCGGGTGATCACCGCAGGGGGCTCGGATGGTGTTGATGAGCTCCTGAAGAACGAGCCATGGGACCAGCAGCCATTCTGCATCGGCGTTCCCTATGTGGGAATCTACTCGTGGGATGGCGTTTCCCTGTTCGACAAGCTGAAGTCGGTTCAGGACGCGAAGACCGAACTGCTGCGAGATCTTCTGAATGCCTCACGGCGCAATGTCCGCCAGCGCGTCGGCGTGGTCGAGAAGATGGTGAACATGGATGACGTGCTGACTTCGGTCATGGGTGGCGTCATCCGCATGAAGGACCCCAACGCTATGGTGCCGGTGCCGAATGTCGAGGTTCCGCCGCAGCTTTTCAGCGTGCTTGACTACATGGATCGGGTCCGGAAGGACAAAGGCGGAGGTGCAATCGACACAGCGGCGCAGGTTCAAGCCCTAGCAGGTGACACGGCGCACGGTCTTGAGCGCATGATGTCGGCTGCCGAGCAGGTCAATGCCATGGTCGCGAAGATACTCGCCGAAACGCTGATCAAGCCGCTGTACCTGAAGACACACAACCTTATCAGGCAATACATGAGCAACCAGCTGGTGCTCCCAGGATCAACCGGCTGGCAAACGGTGACGCCGCAGAAGTGGAGCCCGCGTGATTCGATGGTCGTCTCGCTGGGGATGTCCGTTGGAGAGCGGACCCGGAGGACGGCGGCGCTTCAAGGAGTCATGCAGACCCAGATGGCAGCAGTCCAGGCTGGGAAGGACGGCACTCTCGTAACCGACCAGAATCTGTACAACACGGCAGTCGATTTGGTCCGCATGGCCGGGTTGCCTGATCCGAGCCAGTATTTTCAGGACCCATCATCCCCGCAATCACAGCAGGCCGCGCAGCAGAAACAGCAGTCCGCCCAGCAGCAGGCACAGATCGCCCAGCAGGCGGCGCAGGCGCAGCTTCAGGTGCCGGTGACTATGGAGAAGATCAAGGCACAAGGGACGGTCGATGCCGCCAGGATCCGCGCCGAGTCTCAAGCGCAGATAGAAGCGATGAAAGCGCAGCTTGAGCAGATGCAAATCGCGGTGAAACACATCGAAGAAACCATGTCGCAGCGTATCGAGATCGCCAGGCTTAACGCGGAGTTTGATCAGGAGCAGGTTCCGGACACGCTTGAGACGATTCCGAAGGGCTATGCGCCGCAACAAGGCCCGATGCAATGAAGAAAGCCGTCGCCCCCAAGGTTCCCGCAGTCAATTGCCGCAACAAGACAGAGGCGCAGTGCAAAGCGATCGCCGAGACGCTGAAGGACGCCTACCAGAAGGGCCGGCGCTTCCGGAAGGTCGGATTCTCAACACCGAAAGGAAATGCGAAATGAGTGGCACGCCCGAGTGGTTCAAGCGGCTTTTTGGCGAGTGGTCAATCGGCCGCGGCAATGGACCGAGCATCTACGAAAATGCCGGACCTGTCCCGTGGTCGGTCGGTGGTGGTGCGGCTCCCACCATTTACGATCGTGGCGGACTGCCGGCTGACGTGGTCGGCCGGGGCATGGATGCGATGCGCTACCAGTTGCCGCAGGGAGCAGCCGGGCAGATTACGCCGATGTCGCAGCCTGGCGCCGGGCAGCTTGCCCAGCCGGCGCGTCCTGGAGCTGGGAAGCTTGCTCCGCCTCCACGCCGTTATCCCCCATACGATTACGAGGCGTTCGACCGCGCCATCGCCCCGCACGTCAGGGATGGCGGAATCACTGAGGGACCGAATCGCAACGTTGACGAGGAAACGCGCCTGAAGGCCCTCAGATGGGTTTTGGAGCAGCGGGGATAGGGCCTCATGATTATACACAAAGGTTACAAATGATTAGCGCCGAAGACATCCTCTCATCGAAGGTTTTCGAGAGCGCCGTCGATGGAATCAAACTTGATCTGTGGGAAGAGTTTCAAAGGCTTGCCCCTACAGACACGGAACAACTTCAGGGAATTGCCCTGAAGAGTTGGGCGGCCAAAGAGTTCATAGGAGAACTTGAGCGCCGCATGAGAA